GTCATCGTCGATTGGAAGGTTCCCAAGATTGTCGCAATAGCGACTTTTTCTTTAAGAGACTCCACATCATCATCCGCACGAACAATAACTGAAGAGAGGTTGCAGAATTGGTAAGGACGGAGGATAATTTCACTACAAGGGTTAGTGCCCCATTCTTTATCGAGTACACGACGACCATTCTTAGCCGCCTGAAGTTCCGAAGCATAGCGGTTAAAGATTCCACGCTCCCCTGAATGACTTTCATAGATATTGCTCCATTCACGCATAAACTGACCTACATCGGGCTTAACCTCGTAGACCGCTGAGTTGTTAGCCAATGCTCGTTGGCCTTGACCGTCCCACCAATTACCTGCCTTAGCGTGTGCCATACGGTCATCACCCAAGTCAGACAAGCTAATCATAGCACTACGGCGTACTCCCCCCACCACCACGACTTCCCCAATTTTACAGAGAATGTCATGTGCTTCGAGACTAGTGAGTTTACGACCACTGGAACCTTTGAATTTCGACACCACGTATTTAAAGAGTTCCACAAGAGGATCAGGTCCAGATGCACGTCCCCCAAACGTCTTAAGACGGGTTCCGGCAGGGCGAACTGCTGAGACATCCCATTTAGGTACTTCACCTGCCCATAGGAGAGCAAGGACTTGTCGTAGGGCCTTTGCCCATCCTTCTTTGGAGTCTTTAACGTGAACCACAGTATTAGACTCATAAAGCTTTTCAGGAATCTCAGGGAGTTTGTTGACATATTTCTGCTCCACGCTAAAGCCTACACCTGTACCACACAGGAGGATATACATAGCCTCATCGAAGGCTTTGGGGTCGTCAATGGGGAGATAGCTACAGTTGTAACCAGCGATGTTCTGGCGCTCTAGAGCCTCACCAGCAGTCATAATTGATCTCATGCTGGGCATTACATCCAAGTTAGCCACTGCTGTCTCAAGGCGGTTACGCAGCTCAGGTGTCAAGTCGTAGTTGTTATTCTTCTTCAGGTGCTTTTCCATAAAGTCGAAGTAACGAGCCACTGTTTCATTCCAGTGCTCACGACGGCCTTTATCGTCCAAATAACGGCTGTAGCGTGACTTGGCAATGTAGGTCTGGTAGGGGGTCATTTTCTTATTACTCATGTGTTGTGCTCTTCTTCTTTGTCTAATTGTTGAATGTACAAAAGGCAACATACAGCGTGTGCCAGATGCGAAAGCCCCGTCTCACTGTCGGCAGGAGATTCCAGCTTGTAGGCGATGATATGGCGCATAGCTGCGTTCCAGTATCGTTCCTCAGCCTGATCTACATACTTCCAGTTGTCAGGGGCGTACTTTTTGGCCCCAAATTCTAACACTTTTACGACATCTTGTAAAGCCCCTAGAGGCAATAAACTCCAACGAAGTTTATCATTGTCATACTTCTGTCCCTTAGGTGACTCAGGTAATCCTAAAGTACTCATATATTCCTCAACTGATAGTTTCAGTGGTTTGTGCATAAGTTTCTTTCAGATATTTCAAACTTACCGGCATTTCGTCAAAACTACCGTCTACAACATCATTTAACATCCAAATACCGGCCCAAGATCCGTTTGTCTGTGGTGTTAAATAATCTTCGTCATGGGGATAGCAAATACCGGCAAATAATCCTGTCATTTGTTTTCCATCTGCTCTTTTAGCAAAAGCAATCCCTCTATCTTGTACATGTCCCATAATACAACTCATGTGCTTTTTGGTTAACATAAGCGAAGGAGAACTAACAGGTCTTCCCATAACACCAGAAGTAAAATAATGGCAATAAGCAACACCGTCAATAATAATAGGTTGTAGAAAATCTACAAATTCCCATCCATTTACGCTGAGATTAAAGTCATCATACCCGATTAAACCGTCAAGTTTTCTATCGCTGTTAATAGCTCGTTGAATACGTTCTTCGTGATTACCACACAAGAAAACTAACCTTGGTTTCCATTGTTTTTCTTTATTTCGTTTAAGTCTCTCTTTTTCTTCTTTAATAGGGGCCAGCAGAGCTTCCATGCCTCTTAAACCGGCTTGTATATCTTGTTGATAGGTGCGACCTTCAAAGGATTTTTTACCTACATCATAAATAGACAAGCTAGGCATATCCCAATGATCTCCTAAATGAATAATAACGTCAGGCTTTTTTTCAGCAGCATAACGACCAACCCATGTTAAGTGTTCAAAAGAATGTCCCGGTTTACATTGTGTGTCTGGAATGACAAGATGTCTCATTCATTTTCTCCATACGTTTGTAAAATCCACTTAGCAAACGCAACCAACTCTTCTTTAGTTGCATCCTGCTTCATTGTATTTGCTTTATTACTTAAGATTTGAATATTGTCTTTGGTATACCCTTTTGTAGGGTCTATACGGTCTACAGAAGGGGAATTAAACGCCGGTTTGCCTTTTGAACGTTCCAGCACAAAACCAAAAACAGGACAAACAGAGAAATTGTTTATATCGTCAAGAGTTAAGTCAAAATCTAAATTATTGTCTTTAGCTCTCTGCTTGATACCATTAAGTACCTTCTTATCTTTGTTCTCAGCATTGTATTTTTTATCATACTCTGCTTTTACAATTTTAAGACGGTCTTTATGTTTTTCTCTATAAGTCTTATTATATTCGTATCTTGTCTTCACTTAGCTCAATTCCTTCTCAAACATTTGCTTTGCCAAGTCAGGATCACCATGTGTTTCTTCAGCTTCAATGTTCCACTTGTGCATCTGGAAGAAAACTCGATTCTTGATGTCGTAGCCGTAAGAAGCTTCTAGTACTTTAAGAATCTCCCATACCACATCATGCCAACGAGCACCTTCTGTCCAAGCAATATCCAAGGTATGAGTATGCTCAGGATAGTGTTCTACCGCAGGTGTAGTGATTGTGAAATAAACCTTGGTCATAGGTTCTTGATACCCATCCTCAGTCCAACCATCAAAAATAGCCATACCTTGTTTCTCCTCTTTGTTAATTTGGTGAAAGTACTCGTCCAACGGTTGAGTGTTAAGTGTCATTGAAGTCTCCATCAATCGGGTGGTAAACAGCATACTCTGTCTCAAAGACTCCGTTAGGATACTCTTTAACCACCTTCGTCGTTGTAATCAGCCTACACCCAAGTCTAGGATGATCTACCACATACAGTTTAAGACAACCATCCATCCAATCAGGCTTGAACGGTGGAGGCTTATAATGTACTACTATCTTCGTTGCCATCTTGTTGTTGTTCCTCTGTCATGTACAGCTTACCTTCTTCGATACCACGCTTGATACCTGTTAAGATACCTAGACAAAGAAGAGCTTCCTTTTCCTTGTCAGTCATATCAAAGCTGAAGTCTGCACTACCGTCAGGGTTCTCACGAATCAATTTTACTTCCATCGCTTACTCGCTTTCGTCGTTCTTTAATCCAGTGGATAGGGACTTCCTTATCTGCATACTGGAACCCATTCTTTTCACACCACTGAGCATAGGTTGTCCTACTTGCCTTACTTATCTTCTGTTTGCTATTCGAGAATACAAAACGGATGTCTAAGTGAGGGTGTTGTCTTTTGATAAGAATGTGCTTCTTACGGTCTGCAATTAAGAACCTTCCCTTTGTTTCAATGATGATACCATTCTCTAAAACGAAGTCAGGGGTATACTCTCGTTCAGTAGCAGGCTGAAGGTATCGAATCTTCAACTCCTCGTACGTGAACTTAGCACCGTTATCAGTCAAGAACTTTGAAGTCTCTTCCTCTAACCCTGATCTGAATCCATGCTTTAGAGCTACTGCTCGTTTGGACATTACTTTTCTAGTTACCATCTACAATTTCTTTTGGTTGAATTAAAGAAAGATCGTATTCTAAAACTTTGCAAGCTTCTTTACGCCAACTTTTTGATGCGTGATTAAGAGCGTTATGTTTCCGTGTCCATACTCTTGTACCTGTACTCCAGTTTGATACGGCTGTCCCCGACTCTTTTTCTACCACAATGTAAATTTTCATAATATCACCATTGGCCTGTCTTGTGAAACTGATGAAGAAAGACACCGAAGGCATCCACGTATTGCTCATCGTGAGTCATGTGACCCATTGTGAACATAATAGCGTGAACTAACTCATGGTAGAAGGTCTGCTGTGTTGTTTGTTCACTCATTCCGTTACGGATTGTAATCAGCTGTGAATGACAATCACATTTACCTAGCTCTGTGAGGTCGTCTGAGAACTTGACTGTCCACTCGAAGCCTCCGAGTTCAAAGCCGGAGGGTACCAAGTATCGTGTGGTGTTCTTCTTAGCCATAAAAGTGATCCGTTCTCTGTGACTCGTTCAATATTACCATCATAAGCTTTAACACAAGCATCGTACATCTCCCGTTCAGTCTTACAATCAGCTAAGATCTTTGCAGCCT